CAACCAGATGCCAAATGGTATATGATTCTTGAAATTACCACTGTGAACGTCAAGGAGAAACCAAAGAACCGTGAAGTTCAAATACTTCAGGCACTTCAGGAGTTACTCAAAAAGATAGACACCCTTAACCAAAATGTACAAAAGTTACCAGATAAACCACCAGAACCACCAAAGGAAAAGTATTCATTTGGGGTTCTTGTAGCGTTTTTAGCAGCTATTTTTGGGGGTTTTATGTGGTGGGTCAATAAAGGGTCATCCTAATTTCAATTATTGATATTAAAAGAAAGTTTGTATATCAGTAAATGATTGAAGACGCGGTTGTTGTTAAATTTAAAAACGAGGAAGAGGTTCCCACATACAATGAGTTATGTGGAGCCTATGTTGATATCGGTAAAGGTTTCAGTGAAGCAACTATTGTTGAGACAGAACTCAAACTGGCGTTACTTCTTGATACACTTCAAGATAGGAGAGACTACCACTGGGGTAAAATTAAGCAGAGGTGGAAGGAGCGCTGGATGTAACTTTCTTCTTAGCTGGAGTGGTAGCAGTAGTCTTCTTAGCAGCGGGTTTGGCATCGGGCTTATCCTCCTTGGGGGTAGCCACCACTACCTTGGGAACGGACGAAACCGTTGAACCTGCTGGGCCTTGGGGACCTGCTGGACCCTGAGCACCCATGGGTCCTGCTGGACCTGGAGCACCGGCACCACCCGAGTCAACGATCTTTAGGAGGAGGTCATAGAGACGACCCTTGTCAAGACGAGCGCGCTTGATCTCAGCTTCAATTTCTTTGCGAATAGAGTCCATTGTAATATATATAAAAGAAAGATTATCTTTAAACTCAAATGATCATCATAGGATCCCATCTCGGTAGTGGCATTGGTCAACATGCATCAAAGTATACGAAAGTTTTTGACAATGCCTCATATCATCAGATAGGATCTGATCTCCCCGAGAGTGAACACGGTCTCCTGTTCCTATTACCCATTAAACCTCATGTGGATTACATTAAGTATGCGAGAACGCGGGTGAAAAACTTAGCACTCATGACTGTGTGTGAAACTGAAACTGTTCATGAAGACTATGGTCTGATCATGGAACAGTCTAAAAAGATTATGGTACCGAGCGCGTTCTGTAAACGTGTTTTTTCCAAACAGTTTCCTAAGAATGAATTTCATATCATACATGCACACATTCCAATGCCATCAAAGAGACCCTATACATTCTACCATATTGGAAACATCATGGATGATAGAAAGAACTTCCGCGGAATCCTAGAAGCCTTCATGCGCCTGAATAAACCTGATGCGAGACTCGTGGTCAAGGCTACATGTAACCAAAATATTGAGATAAAACTACCAAATGTTGAAGTCATTAATGGTCTCATTTCGGATGAAGAAATGGACAAACTCCACAATCGTTGTGATTGTTACGTGAGTTTCTCAAAGTCTGAAGGTGTCGGGATGGGTCCCGTTGAGGCAGCACTCCGAGATAAACCGGTGATTATAACTAATTTTGGTGGTTCCCCTGAGTATGTGAGAACACGGTATACTATTCAGTGTGAACTTCAAGAATTGGAGAAAGACGACTTCCTATTCAAAAAAGGAATGGTTTGGGGTAAACCAAACTCAAATCAACTCTTGGCGTTCATGAGAGATACGTATGACAAAAAATTACGCTATATGAATCATGAGCATACTAAAAAACTTGTGGGGAAAGAGAACATTTTACAGGAGTTCCTCTTGAATGTAGTTGGTACCGAGGACAATGAGACCAATTAGAATGGTACCACTCATCAGGGAACCCTGTTGAGCCATGATAGTCATAACCAGGTCGTCAACTGGTTGAATACCTGTGGGTTTTTTAGCGATTTTTGGGACGATAATACTGATTGCGATGTAAAGAGCCATTGCTATTATTACAGGTCTAAGAGTCTCCTGATCTAGAGACATCATTTATACATTAGCTACTGATTTTAATTCCGTCCAACTGACTCAAGAGGCTGTTCACATCCACCTTCTTCCCCATCCCAATATCCGAAACTTTATGTTTCCTGCAATAGTTCCCCACAACAGCCTTGAACCTACAAGGCTTTCCCGCCATTGTCGTAGCACAGCAAATTTTGGCATTAGTTCTATGATTGACAACAGCCTCTTTGGGTGTGGTGTCAAGAAAAATTATCGCGTTCGCCTTTTTCCTATCCTCAATCTTCTTGTACCGCATCTTCATTTTCCACGTAGCATCCGCGAGGTGGTGGCATTTATCATCCGGCTCTCTGAGGCGATACATCTTCGTCGCATCAGAGAGACAGGAAGTCCAGAGGGTGTCACGAATCACTTGCATTTTGTTAGTTACCTTTTACATAATTATGAGCCGACTTAGGTGCTCGCTTCACCTCCAATTTGGGACAAATAAATGTCAACATCACCAACAAACTCTGGGCATTTATCGGATGTCTTTCGGGTGACCATATCCTGTACATTCGTCACATGTTCCTTGAACTTCTTTACATCAATACCGGTGGCGTTATGAATTTGAGACTCAGTGGCTATGTCTTTGAGGGCATATAGATACGCCGCTGCATAATTCGCGTGAAGTACTGCGATGACTGGAGAGGCATCCTGTTGGGCAGCTGTAGCGTAACGAGCTGACTGTCTCACTAACTTTTCTATAGACTTGTTCATACCACGAGTTTTGTTCTGCATCATTAGAAATAATACAAAAACTGCAGCTATCAGATAGAGATACATCTTCTACAAGTATCACGGAAAAAAATTACTGCTTCATCTTGACAATAAGTCTAGGAGGATACTTCTTGATATTATTGTACCCAAATGATTTACGGGTGAGGGGACTTGGCTGCTTCGCGTTTTTACCCACATTCTTTGTGCGAGAGAGCCAATCCTTCAAACCATTCCTGTTGTATACAGTTCTGATCTTACCGTTAGTGACATTAGTCTTGATGTAGGCACGTTTGGAAGGCTTTATACCATTCTTGTTTGAAGCTGACATACTAGCGTTCATCCACGTCGTTACATTTTTGTTTTTGTTTGAATTATTTTTGTTATTGTTATTAAGTTGTTGTAAATTGTTTTGAACGTTGAAAAGTTTCTTCTTCATGTTACGAAGTTCATTTTCCAACTTTTTAATTTTTTCACGGTTTGACATTTATATATACACAAGAAAAATATTATAATCGAAACCCAATTTAAAGGTTAGACTTGTTCATTAGTAAAATGCGGTTTTATCCCGATGAAGAAGAAAACCCCGAGTATTGGTGGGACGTTGAATTGGATGATGTGCGCTACGAAGTTTATGACAGAGAGAGAGACGAGGATGATCCATACAACCAATATAGAGTGTGGAAAGGTAAAGTTTCAAGAGAAAACAAAGTTGCATCTTTCAAGTGTGTTCATCATTACATGGTTGATGGTGACGCGGAACTGGAAGGAGACTTTCCAGAAGATCTATATGATACTCTCTTTGAATTTCTTATTAAGGAACTTATCGAGGATTACGATAGTGAATGTGAAACCTAAGTTAGAGATTTGAGTTGTAATAATACTAAGAAAGTATGGAGAGTGTACAAAAGCTCACCCACGTTGAACACGTCCTCAAGCGACCCGACTCCTATGTCGGACCAGTGGACAAAACCCACGAGTCCTATTGGCTGCTGAATAACACGAACAAGAACTTTCAAAAGAAGAACGTCTCTTATTCACCAGCCCTACTCAAGATCTTTGATGAGATTCTCGTCAATGCCATTGATCGTAATTCCCTGCACCCCAAAAATGTTACCCAAATTGCTGTCTCTGTAGACAAGGAGACTGGCACAGTCACCATCGAGAACAATGGACCTCTTGGTGGAATCGGTGTCAAGATGCACGAAAAGGAGGGTATGTGGAACCCGGAACTCGTATTTGGTCATCTACTCACAAGTACCAATTATGACGATTCACAAAAGAGGATTGTTGGAGGACGCAACGGCTATGGTGCCAAGTTGACTAACATTTACTCTTCCCAATTCTCCATTATCATCAAGGATGGTGAAGAGAAGAATACCTATACCCAAAAGTGGTCCGACAATATGACTATTTGCCACCCACCAAAGCTGACTAAGCACAGCACTGCAACATCTTCCGTGTCTATTACTTTCACACCGGATTGGAAACGATTTGGAATGAAGAATATGGATGTCAACATTTACAAGATTTTTGAGAAGCGTGTATGGGATGCAAGCATCTGTACAACCCCTAACTGTAAGGTAAAGTTCCAAGGTGAAGCTCTACCCAAAATACAATTTGAAGCCTATGCCAAGATGCATGAAGGTGTAACCGAACTGTGTTCAGTGACCACCGATCGCTGGTCTGTGTGTATCGGACCGTCTGAGAATGGTCTTGAACAGGTCTCATTTGTCAATGGTATATGCACAAACAAGGGTGGTACCCATGTGGATCATGTGGCTTCTTATCTAGCCAATGGTATCATAGAGGAGATGGCAAAGAAGATCAAATTGAAGCCTCAACAGGTGAAGAATACCTTCAATATCTTTGTGAAGGCAACCCTTGAGAACCCAACGTTCTCCAGTCAGGTCAAATCTGAGTGTACCTCAAAGGTTCAGGACTTTGGGAGTAAGTTTGAACCTCTCAAAAGCTTTGTCAAGAATGCTCTCAAGACTGGTATTCAAGATGAACTGTTGGCTCTCTCAAAGTTTAAGGAGATGAAAGAACTCGCGAAAACAGATGGTTCGCGTAAATCTAAAATTGCTGGTATTCCCAAATTGGATGATGCCAACAAAGCTGGTACTGCACTCTCTGGGGAGTGTACCCTCATTGTCACAGAGGGTGATTCAGCCAAGACTCTCGCAGTTGCGGGTCTCTCTGTGGTTGGTCGTGATCACTATGGTGTGTTCCCACTTCGCGGTAAGTGTAAGAATGTCCGGGATGCATCTGTGTCACAGTTGACATCCAATCAGGAGTTCAATGATCTCAAGAAGATTTTGGGTCTCCAACAAGGAAAAGTCTATAAGAATGTTTCCGAGCTGCGATATGGAAGGCTAATGATCATGACAGACGCAGATAATGATGGTTCTCACATCAAGGGTCTCATTCTCAATATGATCCACTACTTTTGGCCAAGTCTCCTTGAGCTGGGTTTCGTCGTCTCTATGGTGACCCCGATCATCAAGGCTTCTAAGGGTTCCCAATCAAAGTCTTTTTACACAGATTCAGCGTTCCGTACATGGTATGGAACGGGTCAAGCTGGATGGAAGATTAAATACTACAAGGGTCTCGGTACCTCCACTTCTGCGGAGGCTCGGGAATATTTCAAGAAGATTCAGGATCTGACTGTGAAATTTGACACAGATATCATGTCCGACAAGTCTATTATTCTCGCCTTTGATAAGAAGAGAGCTGATGATAGAAAGACATGGCTTTTGGAGAGTACAGCAAAAGAGGCTAACGAACTTGAAGTACCGTATGGGAGTGTGAAGAACTTGAGCATCACAAACTTTGTACACAAGGATTTGGTCAATTTCAGTCTTGCGGATCTAAAGAGGTCTATCGCACACATGGCTGATGGTCTCAAACCATCTCAACGCAAAGTGATGTATTCCTGTTTTCATAAGAATCTCAAAGATGAAATGAAGGTGGCCCAATTGGCTGCGTATGTTGCGGAAAAGAGTTCTTATCATCACGGTGAAGTTTCTCTCGCAGATACGATTGTGAAGTTAGCCAATGATTACATGGGATCAAATAATATCAATCTCCTTGAACCGTGTGGGCAGTTTGGTACTCGTCTCATGGGTGGTAAGGATGCATCCCAGACGAGGTACATCTTTACGAAGTTGACTAAGCAGGCTCGGAAGATCTTTGATCCTCGTGATGATGCGATTCTTAACTATTTGGATGATGATGGACGGTCAATTGAACCAGACTTTTACATGCCAACGATCCCTATGATTTTGGTCAATGGAAGTGAGGGTATTGGTACTGGTTTCAGCTGCTATGTACCCCCCTTCAACCCCAAAGATATCAAGGATAACATTGGAAAGATATTAGATGGAAAGCCTATCGTACCTATGAGACCTTGGTTCAGGGGATTCAAGGGGAAAGTGCACAAGGAGGATGATACATGGATGATGGAAGGTGTATGGAATTGGAAGGGAATGAATATCGTGGTCACTGAATTACCCCCCGGTCGTTGGACACAAGATTACAAGGAATACCTTGACAGTCTCGTTGATAAGAAGCTGATTGGTGGATTTACGAATAATTCAACAACGGAGGATGTTCATTTCGAAATTGAAGATTACACCGGAAAAGATCTCCTCAAGGATCTCAAATTGAGGAAGACATTCCGTGTATCAAACATGCACCTTTTCCACCCCACGAAGGGTATCTACAAGTACTCCAGCCCGGAGGAGATTCTCAAGGACTTTGTTGAACTCCGCGAAGATCACTATGTGAAGAGAAAGGCACATCTCATCAAGGTTCTTGAAACAAGGGCTACCATGTGTGGGTACAAGTCTAAATTTGTCACTATGGTCATTGAGGGTAACATTGTGGTATTCAAACGCAAGAAGCAAGACCTTGAGGAAGAACTTTCCAAAACGTTCCCAAAGATTGGTGGCACCTACGATTATCTCCTCAATATCAAAACTGTGCAATACACGGAAGAATCCGTCAAGGACCTTCTCAAAGAATCCAAACAGGCTAAGGAGGAACTTGAAGTGATGAAAAACACAAATCACATTGATATGTGGAAAATGGATATTAAAAATATGTAAACAATAGATAGGTATGGGTGAAGCTGCGAAAATTTCGCTCAAAGCTATTGGAAAGCAAGACACCTTCTTACTTTCCAAAGATCCAGACGAATCGTTCTTTAATAATACCACTGTTCGGAATCATTCCGATTTCAGAAAGTATCACAGAAGTCGTACTATTGGGAAACCAGGTAACGCGGAAGCAAATTGGCCATTTAATAAAACCATAAAAGTTGAGTTCCATCCAAGAAACATGGGTGACCTTTTGAGTAATATGTATTTGAGTATAACAATGCCAGCTATAACAAATGGTAACTACGCAGATCAGTTAGGCAGACATATTCTCAAGAGTGTCACAATGTATGTAGATGATATTGAAGTAGAAAAGATCTACGACGATTGGGGAATTATCTGTGATGAGCTTTATTTAGAAGTGTCTGAAAAGGTAGCGAATAGATTTCTTATAAACAGAAACCTCGGTTTTGATGACGCACCCACCAATCCCAGTGTTGCCCGTTATGATTCAGACCTCGTCATTCCACTTCACTTCTTCTTTTCCCGTAAGTTTGCGAGTGACGAATATTCTTCAAACAAACCTAATAGACCTTATTTTCCAGTGTGTGCAATTTACAAACAAAAGATTGAGTTTGAATTTGACTTCCACCAACAGACATTCTTTACGGATACGACCGATACAGTGACCCTACCCTCATTCAATCTTGTAACAGAGGAGATAACAGTAAGCCCCGAAGAAAGAAACTTTTTTACGTCCAAGAGACAGACGTTGATAACAGACCTAGTTAGGAAACATCCAGTCATAGTGAGTGACCTCAACAGGGATGTTATAAAGAACAACCTCGTTCCAAATATCCCTGTGAAGTGTTTTCATTGGTTTTTGAGAAACACAAAGTTTGAGGATGAAACTGAAGCTATCGGGGTCCCCGTTCCCTCTACCGATGGGGAGCGTTTGTACCAAAATCGTTTCAACTTTTCATCATCTTTAGACTTTTTCGGTGAAAATACATTCTTCTACCCTCTCATGTCTGAAGCTAGTTTTTACATCAACGGAAACAGACTTCCGAATTTGACCATAACTGATCACACATACTACAAATACTTAATTCCATTTCAAAAGAGATTGGCGAGGCCGATTAGGAATATTTACACATATAGTTTCTCGTTGAATCCGGTAAATGTGGAACCATCGGGAAACTTGGATTTTAGTCAGATACAATCCGATAAGACTAACATAGAAGTTAAATTAGATACATCTATAATTGATATTACAACTGAGACATTCTCACTACACATGTACTACACGGGTTACCAGACATTCGTGTTTCAAAATGGTTTCATGTCTGTTGCTTACTAAAAAGTTTATCCTTATTATTGCTAATATAGTCAATGATGTTATTCTTGATACACCATTTGATGAAATTCAATTGCGCCAAAGTTGTTTGGATTTCATGAGATGTCCCCGGAACGACGTAGGCAAACTTCTGAGACCGACAGAATGGGTCAAAAAGTTGCTTACTGTAACCATTTAGACTGGATTTATAGGCACAATGAACTGTAAACAGTTTACCATCACCTGTTTGATATGCGATGTGATTCTTCTTCGAATAGTTCGTGATGAACCATTCCAAATTACGGAGAGAAATGCCACTCGATTTATCCAGAATGTTCAGTAGTGTAGTTTTATTCTTTTCGTCAGTGTAAAAATTGTTTATCGATGTTAGTAGAATATCGTTTTTGCTCATTACATTACTAGACTCCCAAATCTATAAGCTCGTTCGAGGATTCACAACCTGGACACCCCTTAACAAACATTTTCTCTGGACCATGGTTATGTAGATTTGAACTAGAAAACGAACGCTGACATATACGCTGTCCCTGTAATGCATGGTGCCTACAATACCCATTATCAATCGCCTTATAAGTACATCTTTGTCCGCTATTCTTGGTACCTTTACATGTTGTAATCGTATAAGAATCTGGTATATCCTTTAGAAGTTGATCCAACGGTATACCATGTTTTTTTGATATTTTTTCAGCAAATTCATTGACGACTGTGTTTATACGCTCCTCCAACTCTTCATCCATGAGTTTAACAACTTTCTCGTACATGCTCATCCTTACTTTGTGTAAGCTCGTAATTTTTAAATAGGTCTTCAACAGATTCTTCTTTTTTCATTCTCATCTCCTTAAGCCTCGCTCTCAAAATGGATAGAGTGCCGGTTTCGTCTAAACCAAGACGTTTACACTCGGCGATGAGTTCATCCTTCTTCATACCACTGAGGGATGGCTCCCTCACCGGTTTTGGTGGTTTATGTTGATTGATAATGTCCCCAAATATATCCTCTTTCACATTCTCGTATAGTGGATCTAAAAGATCGCACACTGGATTGAGGAACTTATTGAGGAAGTAATAGTGGTAGTCTACCGGTATCCCATTTTCCTCAACATACTTTGGGTCTTCAGCCTTCTCAAACGCTTTTGCCTTGGGATCCCCAGTCTTCGTGAGAATGTAAGGTACCCGGTCACCAGATTGTGGCTCCGAGCCGGGTCTCCGCTGTCGCATCTTTGTGACCACTTGTACATGTGACTGATTGATATTGACACTCTCAGGGCTCGTTATGGATACCGCTTTACCACCAACTTTATACGAATCGGATAGACCCTGACTCAAAATAAGCTTCTGATTTGATATATCACCCGAAAGAAGTTCAATTGCTCTCTCTTTAGCAAGCTCCTTGGGTGGACCAGGATCACTTGAAGTGAGAATTACATCAAGGAGTTCCTTGCATACCTCTCTCATGTGAGGTGTGTTATCACGTCTCACGAGCTGGAGACCCTTTACATCAATGTAATCCATATGCATCTTGTCATCTTTACCCTTTGTCCAAAGTTTCGCAGCATAACGCTTCTTTGAGTAGAGGAAATAGGGCCAGTATACCTTCTCAAGTTCCAAGTTATTTGGTTTCTTGAAGAGGGCACTACACTCCTCAGCAGCTCTCTCACCCACCTCCCAACTGTAGGCGACTGCCTCCTCACCTGTACGATCACCAACATCAAACTCAACCATGACTGAATCGGTGTCTCCGTACCTCACCTTGGCACCCGGAAAGTTTGCCTCTACGTATGTCTTAGTATCTTCAATCATTGAGCGACCCTTTGAAGTAGTCGTAGAGGCAATAGGAACACATGGAAGAATACCCTTACCAGCGCCAGTAAAACCGTATACAGAGTTCATACTGATTTTATAGGCGAGCTGTTTTCCATTGTAGACTTCCTTCATGAAACCTGTCGCTGCGGCCATATCCCTCTTAGCCTGTTTTCGGAACTGCTTGAGCTCTAGAAGGATTGCTGGTAAGAGACTTGGTACACCCTGTGCAAACTTGTAGGTGCGATCACCAATATTGAAAGTCTCATACTCAATACCAGGTACGTTACCATACTTCCTCTCATCCATTACAAACGACGAATAACAGAGGTTGTGGGCCATCATGATACTCGGATACAGTGCTTCAAAATCAAGGGCAGTGATAGGTGTGTAATATGCACCCTTTTGTGCCTCTAGGACTGTGGCACCCTCATAGGGTTCTTCAGGGAGGGCACCATACCGAATAGTCGGAACCATGAAGCCAAGTTCCCTCGCCTTCTTAGTCAATTGGGAAAAGACCTTAATCTGCTGCCCACGCTCCACCAGGAATGGAACTGGTACCCAGGTCGCCTTAGCCATCTCAACCAAGTTCAGTAGAGTACAGAGCCTTTTCATGAGTCTATGTGGGAGTAGGGTATCCTTAATACAATACTCGGCAACTTCCTTCAACTTTACAGGATCTCCCTCCTTGTATCGGGCAAACATCTCCTTGGGAGCCATATCTATCTTTTGATCTCCGAGGTAGAGCTTGGATACACTATCCAGCTTGTAACTATCCAGTTTGTAACCCTTCTTAACCTCATGGAACAAATCAAAAATAAACCGACCACTCATTGGAAGAAGCTTCAAAAGGTTATCACCCAGCGCGCTGGACGAAAGCTTCTTAATCACTAGTTCAGAGTCGGTGTCCTTGAGCTTCCCCAAGTTATAGAAGTCGTAGTGACACCTATTGATTTGAGCACGCTTGTAAATGTACTCCATATCAAACCCGAAGATGTTCCAACCAGTGATGATATCTACATCTTTTTTGTGAAGATATTTCTGGAACGCCTCTAACATCTCCCTCTCCGTTGCATAACTACGGATGTCACAACCCTCTAGAGTAGGATCGGTCTGTTTGTAACACAGGCATGTCTTATCGTAGGGTTCGTCCGAGCCAAACTTACACAGGGAGATTGCAATTTGGAAACAAGCATCACCCGGGATGTTCGCATCAGGAAACTTACCCGTTGAGCTATTACACTCAATATCTACAGATGCTACAACAAATGGGGCGATGTCATCCCTAGCTACAGGTCTGAGTGTGGTCCAGTCGTTACAGAAGAGATCAATATCCACGTTCGCGAGATGAGATCGGACACACTTCTCACCGCTGTCCATCCAACCAGTAGATTGAATACCAGTACGATGCATCAGACGAAGTACTGGATCTAGATTGGATTCGTATACCTTAACATTCCTCACACCAAAAAGTTCAAAAAGATCAGGGGTCCTGTCAAGTGGTCTACGCAAATAGGAATCCACGAGGCGGCGAGCTTGTAAATCCTTAAAATTAATTTTCATAAATGCAAACTCCTCATTATTTTGGAAGCCCCAAACATCTTTAGACTTCATCAACGAGTAGGCAACCAGAGAATCTTTACACTTATCACTGAGGATATCGTAAATTCTCTGAACCTTTTGGGAATCAATTCCAGTTGGAAGTTTAATAAAAAAATAGGGTGTAAAAGCTGTTGTGAGACAGACCGACTTCCCACCCTCAGTCTTACCGAATATACTAATCAAATGCTCATCTTCGCCGTCTCTCGCCTCCCATGTAAGTGCTTGGAATACTACCATTGTGTAACTAACGACCTAAAATTTTAATATACTTTATTAGTAAAAATGTCTGCCGCTTTGATTGACCTTGTATCTAAAGGTGCTCAGGATGTGTACATCACTGGACAGCCTCAGGTCAGTTTTTTTCGTCAAAATTACAAGCGCCATACCAACTTCGCGATGAAGCCAGAGCGCATGGATTACATTGGCACCTTCGCCGCCTCCAACGAAATTACCGTACCAATTCGTTCCAAGGGCGATCTCCTCAGTTACATCTGGATTGAGGATACCCTCATTTCTAATGTTGCCACCAACACAGATGGTCTTTTCTCCGCGGGTGCTTCCAACCCAACCACCTTCGAGTTGTGGATTGGTGGTCAGAAGGTGTCCGAACTTGACTCCCTCTTCATCCAGGGTGCTTACAATCCTCTCTTACGCGACAACTCTGCCAAGGCTTCGTGTACTGTCACCACAAATGTTGCCAAGGAGAACCACGGTCAGAACCACTTTATGATTCCTTTCTTCTTCGGTGAGGACTGGACCAAGGTTCTTCCTTTGGTGGCTTTACAATATCATGAGGTGGAGCTCCGAATTAAATGCAGGGACGGTTACACTCCCCAAGGTACTCCCAAGATCTACGGTAACTACATTTACGTTGATACCGATGAACGTGCTTACTTCACTGATACAGAGCACGAGATTCTGTTCACTCAGACTCAATACCAGCCAGCCACCAACACCGACACTGAGTTGGATCTCAGCTATTTCAACCACCCAGTGAAGTCTATCCATCTCGTCTCCGGTGCCGCTGCCGGTCAGAAGTGGTACGATGAATATACTTTCAGTACCTCCTCTCTCTACATCAACGGTACTCCTCTCTACGAGAACACTTCCAACGTGTACCACCACAATGTTGTGCCACAGATGCACTGTACCGATCTCCCAGACGATGTCTTGGATGATCTCCCAACCTACACTTGGCCTTTCTGTCTCTCCATGAGCAAGGCGCAGCCTAGTGGAACCCTAAACTTCAGCCGCATCGATAACGCGAAGCTTGTCGTGAACAACGTTTCCGGCGGTAACACTCTCCACCGTGTGTACGCGGTCAATTACAACATTCTCCGTATTAAGAATGGTATGGCTGGTGTCGCCTTCGGTAACTAATTAGTATTAGTATCTGTATTTCAATTAAAATTACATATGATTGGGGTAAAATTCCAATGATATGTAACCTAAGTCATCTCTGATTTATCAAAAATTATCTCACAATGGATCTCTTTCATAAAATAATAGACCTCATCGATAAAAACTCTGATAGAATCCCTGAGGGGGACTATCTAGAGTTATGTGACACAATTCAAGAATTACGACAACAAGTAAAACCACCTTCTTTTCTTCTTGACCAGACAGTTCCAATGTGGAGAACTGACTACGACCCAGAGACTGATGGACCTCCAGTCTATGAACCAACCATACCCATGACTGACGGACAACCACCTGAATGGTTTGAAGATGAAAGTGAAGAAATTTCATACCCGGGTCTCAATGCATTTCTACAGGGGTTACACGCCGAGTGGTCTGACCCAGTAGAGCCAGGTGTATATTATCCTCCACCGAGACATACGATGCAAGCTGGTACTACAGTTGCTGAAGTTTCTATGATGTATATAGACTAACGACGCGGTCTCACACGTAAAGTGCTAAGATCCTTCCACGGAGTTGGTGGAC